ATCGTCTAAGCATCCTCAGACTCCATCTCAAATGCATTTTTTATTCCAGTTTCAAAGCGAACTATATTTAACAATGAAGTTCGTTTCCCTTGAACTTGAAACAATTCTTTTTCACTCTTAATATCTTCAATGTGAAAAGTATCAAGAGTAGCTTGAGCTTCTTCTACGAATTGTTGCCAACCGGGATGCAAGAATAAGTCAAGATAATTATCAAAGTATTTTTCTTCGTCAGGACTCAAAGAGTTTCTCCCTAATTTAATGCAATTATTATACCACAAATTTACTCATTTGTCAAGTCTTTTCTTGACTTCGTGTAGATTTTGTAGTAGAACTTTTCTTAGTTGCTGTTTCTATTACAGTAATTCTATCATCTAACTTCTGAAGAATGGCATTCACTTGTATAAGAATGTTATCCAGATCTTGTTTAGTTACTATCATATTGCCTCATTTGTCTTTCAACTATATCTTCTTTACTTGCGATCTCTCGCTCTTTAAGAACAAGCTCTGCTAATCTAGCACGCCTGTCAAACTCTTTATCCGTTTCATCAGTCTCGACTGCACCTTTAAGCATAACCTCCATACGCTTAGTTTGAGAGTCAGCAGGGAGCAGTTGAGTCTCCACTTCATTCTGACGAATACGTGATTGAATCTCTTCAGTCTGTGCTTGATAGTTTTGCAGTGACGCTTGTTTCTGAGCCATGTCCATTTCCATTGCTTGCTGTTGCATAGCTTGTTGCTCTGGATCTGGCTCATTCGCTTTACGCAAGCTGGCTATAATTTCTTCTCGATTACTTAGATTCATGTTATCTACAATTGACTCAATCAATAGTGGATACATAGGTGACTCAGGAGACATCGTTTGTAGTAACTGCACAAGTTGTGTTACTTCATATTCTCTTGCAATAATTCCAAGAGATGATGTGGTAATAAATTTAAAATCTTTTACGGGATACCGCTCAGGATCAAACTGCATATACCTGTGAGCTACTTTAGTTACTAGAGGTATTAAGAATGAATCCTGAAAGTTAATTAAGGTACGCTTGTGGCGTTTAATAATTGCACCAAGCGACATCGAGATGCCAGCGGCTGTCGAGTCACCATTAATACTTCCGGGTATACCAGCGGCATCAATAGCTCCAGTAGCCATCTGAACCATTTGCTGTAATGCCCCAGCTTGTTGAAATGTATTCGGATCTAACTTACCAAAGTTAAATGGTTGCAGGATCTCAGCAGGGTTACCATTGGTTAGAATAGTCTTACCCGGACGAATCTCTAACTTAGCTCCACGAGGTAGCCTAGAAGCGTCTACAGCCATCATTGGATGCACAGTTAAGGCCAAGGCATCAATACGAGCACGAAGCTCTGTGTCGAGAGCTTTCTGAGCGTTGTATCCTTTCTCACAAACACCACGACCCCAGAAACGTCCGGGAACAATATCCCAAGGAAACGCAACAACAGGGCGATCTTCCATCATGTATGGATTTGCTTCTGCTTTTAATAGTATATTTCCATTAGCTATGACAACAATAGCTTCAATATACTCTGGCCCTTCTTCTTCAATGTCCTCATCATCCATCTCATAGACAGTGCTTTCAAACAATTCACGAGGAACAAGACCATAGTATTTAGTTAACCGAATCTTATCATCTGAGTAAGATGTTAACTCTTCATCTGCTTCTAGTTCAGAGTCTGGCGGTGCAGTGGTAAGTTCTGCCTCATCATAGACACCTTGCTCTTGTAATTGCTTAACCTGATAGTAAGGTACAAACTCATCAATAGCTACGCCTAATGCTTCTTTAATACTTGTTGCAACAGGATCAATTAAAAAGTTCTGAGGTAGCACAGGACGTAAGTTAAAAACAGTACGTGTGGTTTCAGTAACTCCGATTGCTTGCATATCCCCATCCATAATAGGCTGGGTTGCTGGTTTAAAATGTTTTGTTTCATAGGCAACGATCTCACCTATGCCAGTTCCAAAGATAGCTGAGTTAATGAGACACTCTGCAATTTGTTTCCTCACACCAACAAAGTGAAAGTCTTCAGTCAGTTGCTCTCGGATTAATTGAATGTCGCCTTGATTAGGATCTTGTAGATCATCTTTAATATCAAAGAATGTACCACGACCAAATGTAGCTTCTTCTACTTCCGCAACACTAGACTCTACTGCTTGTTGTAATGCAGGAGAAATAATCCTTGATCGTTCTGAGTTTCTTAATGAATCTTCTTTTGCCCAGATACCACGCCATAGACGATAGTACTCATCAAACCTTTCTTCATAGTTGGAGTCAAAATGATCCCGCCATTTATCACATTTATTAATAACCCAGCCTTCCAGTGAGTCAAGAGGCGCAGATTGTTTGTTTTCATAATCCATGTTAGTATCCTGCTATGGTGTCTAAAATTTCGTAGTCATCTTCTTCATAATCATAAAAGTAAACAACCTTGGCTAACTGGTCAATGTAGGCTAAAGCATCAACAAGATCGTCATGCACTAAGGCATTAGGAAACTCAAAGAGTTCATCCATAAACTGTGCATTCCAATCTCCTTTGTTAAGAGTAATCTGTCCATGTTCAAAGCGTCCTTGCAGCCCCCAAATAACACGATCAGTTTTCTTTTTATTCCCATGTGTCAGTTCCTCTACCCGAAAGAATCTCTGACTGGATTTCATTATGTCGGTAAGGTAAGGCAGTACCGCATTCTTCAATGCCCCTTTTTCGATACCAACTGCTACAGGTTGATAGTGCTCGACAGCATCGAAGATTTTCTTTGCGGTCTTTTTGATATCCCATCTGCCATGTACAATCGTAGCTACCCACCAGCCATCCTCATTTGCTTTAACAACTGCAATTGCTGTTTCATCTAATTTTTTATTCTTGCTTTTAGTTGCGTGCTCTACGTCAGCAAAGCCAGCTAAGTCAACTGCAATATAGAACTCACCGTGCTCCGGTTCTTCTTCATCAAACTGTATCCAGTTTTCTTTAAATATTTCAGAGCCACTCGCTTCAAAGCTTGCTAAGAACTCTTGTCTAAATGCATAAGAAGACATTGATTTTTTAGCTGTATCAATTTCTTCAGGGTCAAGAAGGGGATTATCATATGATGTAAAATGCCATGCTTTGTAGGTGTCGTCATCTTCAAGTTCTGCATATTGGAAGAGTTCATAAAAATGGTTACGACCCATAGGCGTACCAATAAACATTGCATGGCCTTTTTGGTCAGCTAGTGCGGGACGCAAGATTTGTTCCCATACAGACGGCTTCATGTCTGCGTACTCATCCATTACGAGAAACTTCAGGCTAACACCACGCATAGTCTCAGGTCTGTCAGCACCTTTTAGAGAGACTGTACAACCATTAATTAAAGTTATTTGCAGGTTGTTGATGTGAGAAGTTTTAATCACAGGATGCGCTAACTCTAGTAGCGTCTGCCACATAATGTCACGCGCTTGTCCTTGCGTAGGCGCAACATAAAAGACTTGACCTTTCTTAGTTTGCAAGGCATTAATAATTAACATCCACGCCGCAAGGCGGGACTTACCAGTACGTCTACCTGCCGCAACAATCTTAAAACGAGTTGTATCGTTAAAGACTTCTTGTTGCCACGGCAGGAGTTTTACATTAAGATCAGTCAAATAAACGACCTAAGTAAGTTTTTCTACCTTGTAATTCTTCCATTGTTAAATCTTCTGGCTCTTGAGATATAGGCTCTTCAAGGCTTCCTGGTATTGTAGGTTCTGGTAATTGAAAGTCTAATACTCCCGGTTGCGTTGAAACTTCCAGATCTTCAAATTCTCTAACGCCTTCTGCTTCTGGTAAGAATGTAACCGCAAACGCATTGTTACGTTGACGTAACTCACGGGGTTCTCCTCCCGGAATAGTAAAGTATCTTTTATACTCTTGATTCATTGTATCAACATCATTGTCAATAACCGCTTGAGTAAACGTAGGAAACTTATCTTTAGCAGAACCTAAATTATATTGGAAGTCAAGTAACATTTCTTGGCGTGTTTGGTCTAAACTATTAAAATCTTTTGCGCCTATCTCACGTTTTAGACTTGCTTCATGTTTTTCTAAGTCTTTAAACATTACCTCTTGAGCTTGTTCAGGAGTCATCGTATAAATATCATAGCCATACACTTTGCCAGAGTTGACTTCTGCATTTGTTAACTTGTGTCCAAACCCAACAGTCGCATTACCACCTTCAGGTGAGGCATGTAACGCAGGAGCATCTCCTCTTAAAAATTTACCATGCTCTTGTTCCATAAGATAGTTTAAAAATGTTTCAGAATACTTACTCATGGTCTATAACCTCGCCGTCATCCCCGGAATCTGTGATGGTTGTGTCGCCATTCACCCCAGTAATTGTAATATTTACAGAAGATCTTCCCATGTTATTCTTATCTTTCTCAAAATAAGAGATAGGCAACATGCGATCCATTAATAACTTCCAAGCTGCCGCTTGATTCTTATGTTCATTGTCTAATGCGGCACTCATAATACTGTCAAGTACCTTTTGAGACCTAGGACTTGCTAGTAATCTCGCCTTGAACTCATTAATTGCCGCCGCATCGCCGGGGGGTCTACCACGTTTCCCTCTATTGCCCTCTTTTTTAGACGCAACAAAACTCTTAGGGGGTCTTCCTATCTTCTTAGGTTGAGTATTCTCTGTCATACAGTACTCTGTAGTTATCGCAACAAACAAATGCAAGAGTTAAGAAGTAATAATAATCCTCTTACAGTCTCTTGCATCTCTAAAGTGTATATAGTATACCATACTTTTTAGGATTTGTCAAGTACTAATTGTATAGTATACATAAGTATCCCTTCTTCGGCGGGTTTCAGGTGTCCTGTGTTACTCCGCAGACGCAATTAACTCTTTGTTAATGCGAATGATTCTCAATTGTAAATGATTCTTATTTAGTTTTCTATTTTACCTCTTTTTTGTGTCTGTGCAGGTACACTATCGTCAGCACGCCATAGGTGCGGCCCCCCGGTGTGGTGGAGTTGGCACGCTTGTTGCATGGGAAAAGTTGGCACGATACTTGTCAGGTTCAGAAGTCCAATAGTATTTCTCTATCGGTAAGAGTGTGAGTGATAGTAGTACCCTATAGGTATAAAAATAAAGACCCATGCCATAGTTAAGCAGTGCTTAACCTATCGAAAATAAATTAAAAATAATTGAGAAACTAGGGAACTTTCAGCGTCTTAATCGTTCTAACTATATAAGCGGGGAAAGAACCGCACGTTTAAAACCACAAAGGTTAAGCATACTTAACCGCAACAACTGGAGAGTAAGCATGGATATTACGAAGACAGCTAAAGAACTAGCAGACAGCGTCACAAGCGCGGAGAAAGCTCGTGGCGCGACAGTCACCACATTAGCCAAGATCATCAACGAAGCAATGCTAGGTGATGAAGTGATTGAAAACTTCATCAAGCAATTCGCGGACGTGGTAAGCCCACTAGTTAAGGTAGGAACGCTTAAGGTTTACAAGACGCAGATTCGCAAGATCATGAAGCTTGCAATCAGCCACAAGAAAGAAGTTCTAGCGCACGCGAAGACCTCGGGAAATCTCGACTCGTGGTACAAACACTGCTTGGATAAAGCACCAAAGAAGAACGGCAAGCAAACACCCGAAGCACCAAAGACTCCGGAAGATGCCAAAGTAGGCGCGGAAGACAAAGCACCATC